ATTTAGCGTTCTGGAGTAGAAATCAAGGAGTGACCACAGTCATTTGCTGGGTCACAGGATCATAGTACAGTGGATAGGATCCTGCAGGAACCACATTGCCTGCGGACACAGCAATGCCACTGGCAACCAAGGTCAACTGGCCAAGGCTGTTGCCTATGTAAAGATTGGTAGTACCTTGTGCTACTACCAGTTCTCCAGGTCTGGCATTGCCATTGTAGTCCACGATAGACACCTGCGCATTGTCTTTCATGACAGCTCGGGTGATGCCAGTTATATCAGTATAAGGAGGAGGATTAGACATTTGATTAAAACTTAAACAGCAGTGTTCATGGCTTCTCGAAGTTGCTGTCTTGCATCGCGCCAACTTGTAGCAGTGATAACAAAATCTCTGTATTCTATGTTGCCGTTGATTCTAACTTGTGCGCGAAAGTTATAGGTCTTCATTGCAATTCCTTGGTATGAACTAATATTTATTACCAATACAACAAAAAGCCCCTTGCGGGGCTCTTTTACTGCTGGCTTACAAACCGGTTGAGTTTTTCGGCTTCTGCTATCACTGTGTCTGTGCTAGGAAAATCCGGCAGTGCAGGAAAGTGGGCAGACTTGTCGCTTTCAAATCGGCTGTGGAATTCCTGGATCAGTGCATCGCGGCGCTGGAAGATGGGTGTTACCAGCACTTCGTTGGCCAGTTTGAGTAGTTCGAGACGGATCTCGTAAGGTGTTTTGCTCATGATAGACTCCTTTCTGTGTGATGTGTATGTGCTACACGAGCAACAATACTTAGCGGTAGATTTTCTAGTCAAAAAAAAAAGGCACATTTCTGTGCCTTCTTTGTTTCCCATCCCGGGGAAGTATTGCAAGGATGTACAGCGAAGAATTAACTGAACGACAGATTTTGGACGGCTATCTCGCCGACATAATCGCCCGCATTGCCAAAAGACGATGCAGTATTTGTCAATTCTATGTAGCCATATCTCGTCATAAACGAAACGACTGGCTCGAATGTGCTGGGATCCAGAACAACACCGCTTGACATCAAAGGAATGTATGGGCAGTAGAATGCTGGAGCATCAGCTTCGCTGGCGCCTTTGTAGCCAACCAGAACTGGTGTCGAGTCGTTAGCATAGCTATCAACATAAACACGCATAGCACTGTTGAGTGTACCAACAAACTTGGTGTTTGTGGGTGCTTCAAATGTGCCTTCTGTTGTGCGAGCAAAAGCAGAAGTTGTTGCGCTCTGGAGCACTGTCAAGGAAGCGGGCGAAACTACAGCGTAGTTACCTGCACCACGACGTGTGCGCTGAGCGATCAGGTTAGCAACACGATTGATCAGAACTGCCAGTGCGGCGTGCTCATCACCAACGTAGGTTGCTGTACCACTAACGGTAGCCTGGTTGTATGTGAACTCTGTTGCAGCCAATGAACGCAGGCTCAGCAGGATCTCTTGGTCGATCTCAGTTGTGATCTCTTGTGCGAGAGCAGCCATGATTTCGGCCTCAACATCGATACCGTGCATTGCTTGTGCGTCTTGTGCAGCTTCAAATGTCCAACGAGCCTGGAGCTTACGTGTTTTAGCTTCAACGGCCTGCTTCAGGATTTGAACGGAAATCTTACGACCGCCGTCGCCTTCTAAAGCTGCTGTGTTGGAACCAGTGTAAGTGCTCTGAGTTGCGCTTGTGCTTGCACCAGCAGAGTATGCTGTTGCAATCAAGAACGGGCTCAGTGCTTCCTGGCCAGCTGTAACGCTGGTTGCTGCTGCTGATGTGTCTGTCATGCTTTGTGCATAACGAACACGCAGAGTGTGGATCTGACCAACGGGGCCAGTCATGGGCTGTACACCAACGAGTTCGTTGGCAATAACAGTTGGCATAACACGGCGGATCACTGGAAGGATCACACGATTCAGTGTAGCGATATTACCGCTAACTGTGGTACCTGCAGATGACTCTTTCAGGTACTTGCGAGTGTTTTCTAAAACTACACCCATTGTGCTGCGACGGGAACCATTGAGTCCTTCTAGTAGGGCTTCTTTGGTCTCGTCCCAACGGCTTTCTAACAGTTCTTGTGACATGATTCTCTCCTGTTTCTTGTCGTAAGATTAAAGCCCTGCCAGTCTCTTGAGCTCAATGACGTTTGATGCGTCATCAGACTTGGGTTTGACGGCAGATTTATCACCAGTGACTTCTTTGTGTACGCTTTCGGTAATGGTCTGTTTTGCAACAGCCACTTTCCGAGCGGCGTTCTCAAGAACTGCTGGTAGATACTTTTCAAAAGCAGTGCGAAGACGAGGTGTTTGCACGCTTTCTAGTAAGTTACGCATGATTTCTGCTTTTTCCTCGTTTAAAGGAGAGAGCAATTCATCCATAGTGCGGCTACGCTCTGTGGACTCCTTGATCATACGAACTTCACGTTCCTTGTTCTCAACCAATACTTTGGCAGTACGAGTTGATTCAATGGCTTCGGCCAATTTCTGTTCTTTGTCAGCAATCACAGCCCGGAGCTTGCGTACTTCGGCATTCTCATTGAGATGAGTGCCTGCAAACTCTGTGACATATGCTTCAAAGATACGACGACCAAAATTGTTCTCTCGAGCAATTTTAACGTCTTCTTTGAGCTGAGTAAGTTCAGAACGTAGATGTTCAGCAACACGCTGACCTAACTTGGCAGCAGATTCTTTTACAAACTGCTGTTTCAATGCTGTGAGTTGCTTCTTGGCTTCAGACACAAGTTTGACTTTGGTGTTAACCACGTCACGCTTGTCCTGGGCAAATTCAGTAATCTCACGAGCCAAAGCTTCAATTACAAATCGTTCTAAACGATCCACGCTCTCGGTATGAGTGCGACGATCCGAACGTAGTTCCTTGATTTCCTCAGCAAGTTTACCAACCATGAAGTTGTTAAACTTCTCGGCTGATTCTTTCATCTTGACTTGGAAACGCACACGGTCTTCATTGAGACCACGGCGCTCTTCTTGGAACTCTTGCATTTCTGCTTTGAGGCCTTCGGTTACCATGCGATCTAGGGCTTCGACCATAACTGACTTGTCATGCTCATAGCGTTGTGCAAATTCCTCACGGAGTTCTGCACGCACCTGCTCACGAGCTTCATTTAGTTTGGCCTCAAATGCTTCTGTGATGGCTTCACCAGTTGACTCGTTGATCAGTTGGCTATCTAGCAATGGTTTGATTGCGTCTAGCATTACGATCTCCTAAATCTTCAGATCCTTGATGAACTTGACAATCTCGTTCTTCAAGTGTTTCTGTGCAAGTGTGTCACCGCCCACAGCATTCTTGCTCATATCAAACATTCTATGTCCGTATCTCATGTTCATGAGGCTTTCATACACTGTTCGAGGATAAGCGTTTGGTGCTGATGGCTGTGCCACGATGTCGACAGTGACTATTTCAAAGTCACTGACACGTCCGGTCGCGTCATCAACATTACCTGATCCGCGACTCGAAACTCCTAATTTCACACCCGACTGCAGCATTGTATCAACTAACTTGCCCATGGGTGTGGGTAACAACTTCAGTTTACCTATGCCGTTGGGGCCATCCATCCACATTTTCTGGATCATATGGCTCACACGGTCTAGATTAATTTTTAAATCTTCTGGATGATCTACTTCACCGCACACAGAGAATCCACCGTTGATCTGCTCATTGAGCTGATCCACTGCTGATCTAATCTGTTGCACTGGGTAAACTCGTCCATTGGCGTTTTTAACGTCACCCTGGATAAAGATGCCTTCCATGAAAGTGGAGGGCTCTTTACCTGGAGCTTCTTCTCGGCTCTCAACCACGATCTTGGCAGCATCGTAACTGAGAACTTCTTGTAAGTGACGGTTCCCTTTAAACATCTAGATTAGCTCTTGATTGCTTTTAAAGGACTCTTGGTGTTAACACCCGAAGCCTGGCTCAGCGTGGGCTTGGTCGCAGGTTTCATGGGAGCCATGTTTTTGCCAGCAGTGTTCTGCAGGCCAGACTCAATGTCAGGTGCTTTTTGTGTTGTTGGTGCCTTGGTACCATCGGGGTTTTCAGCAGTAAACTTGCTGGAAGCAGGTTTGGCCACCGAA